TTATTGGTGAATTTTCAATATGAGAGGACATGACAATGAACGAGCTGATAAATAGCAACGTCATCAAAATGACCAGCATTGAAATCTCTGAGCTTACAGGTAAGCGTCATGACAATGTGAAACGTACTATCGAAATGCTGGCTAAAAATGGTGTTATCCGGCATCCTCAAATTGAGGATTGTGGAAGAATCAATGGGTTAGGCTTAAATCAAAGTTTTCGTGTGTATGTATTCGAAGGCGAACAAGGTAAGCGCGATAGCATCATTGTTGTCGCTCAGTTGTCGCCAGAGTTCACCGCTCGCCTTGTTGACCGCTGGCGAGAACTCGAAGGGGCAACCGCGAAAATCCCACAAACCTTCTCTGAAGCATTGCGCCTCGCGGCTGACCTTGAAGACCAGAAGGCTGAACTGGAGAAACAGCTTGCTCTCGCAGCACCTAAAGTTGAGTTTGCTGAGCGCATTGGCGAGGCCAGCGGAATTTTGATTGGAAACTTTGCAAAGGTTGTCGGTATTGGTCCAAACAAACTGTTTGCGTGGATGCGCGATCACAAAATCCTTATTGCTTCAGGTTCCCGGCGAAATGTGCCAATGCAGGAATATATGGATCGCGGCTATTTCACAGTGAAAGAAACAGCGGTCAACACAAATCACGGAATACAGATATCGTTCACCACAAAAATCACCGGGCGTGGTCAACAGTGGCTGACCAGAAAGCTGCTCGATAACGGAATGCTGAAAGTAACAGGGGAGGCTGCTTAATGGCTAAACCAGCGCGAAGGAAATGCAAAATATGCAAGGAATGGTTTCACCCGGCATTCTCAAATCAGTGGTGGTGCTGCCCGGAACACGGAACTCAATTAGCACTCGAACGACGAAGCAAAGAACGCGAAAAAGCGGAAAAAGCAGCAGAGAAGAAACG